TCTGACCCCACTTCCCGTGCTTTTTACGAGGCAGGACAGCTTGGAGGCGGCGTAATCAACCCCGCAGCGCCCGTTCGCGGTGCTGTAGCCGCTGGGCAGAAGACGGGCGAGGCCGCAAAGATGCTGGCTCGTGATTTTCAGACCTACAACCAGCAGTTGGCGGTCCCTGGCGCGTCGTATGCGGTGCGCACACGCGGCGGGCCGCTCCTGTACACCGACCAGCGCCTTGCTTCAGACTGGTCCCACGTCAATCGTCCTCTGGACATCCCGCCAGGATTCATTGATCCGGTCACGGCTTTCATTACTCCGATTGCAGATGTGCCGGACAAGGCGTTGAAGGAGTGGGCTCAGTCCAAATTAGGTGCTTACATGCGCCGCGACATGGGAAGCCCGGAGGATCAATTTGTCAAGGCGGCAGACGAGGGCAAACGTCTGCACTTCATGGACAAACCAGACAAGACGTATACGGACGAGGACGTACAAGCGTATATTGGATGGGCCACCCGCCACATGCGCGACCGTCAGGGGTTTACTCCTGAGGGGGAAGCGCTGACCAAGTACGGAAAGATGGTTGAAGCGCGGATTGATTTGCCAATCGAGCCGGTGTCTGCCGAAAGTTTGTTGGAGAGTTTCAGCGCAGCGCGTGAAATTCCCCCACAGATGCTGCAGCATGCCAAGGACTATCCGTACACAACCTTTTACGGCCTGGATGTGAGCTTGCCGGGGCGGTTGGGGTTGGATACGTTGGTCAACTCCATGTACAAGGCCAGGAACTCTGCCCCTGAGTTCTCCGCTTATGGCCAGCCCAACGTCACTATCCCTGAACGGTACCGTTTTACGGATGCCACCCTGCAAGGATTGACTCCTGCACAGGCATCGGAGCGCCTTGCTCAGTCCCAGAGCTGGTTCAATGATGTTCGCCAGAAGATGGCATCTGCTGCGGTGAAGGAAAACAAGCAGCTGATTAGCAAAGAGTACGACAACGGGTCTAAGTGGGCGAGCTTCCCTGATTTGGCCGAACATCCTGACATGTTGGACATGGTCAAGGACGTGGGCTGTGACGGCGGATGGTGTACCAGGGGGAGCGATTACGCACTGCGGTATGGCTCGGAAGAAGGCAAGCGCCTGAACGTACTGTTTGATGCCAAGGCCCGCCCCAAAGCGCAGATTACCCTGCAGACGCAGGCCGGGACACCAAATGACTTTATTAGCAACCTTACTGGCAAGGACTACGACAACTTCCTAAACAGGTACCCGGACGTTGCCAAGATTTTGGAAAATGATGCCCCTGCGTCCCCCTGGCAGTTTGACGCCATGTTGGACGATGTGGCGCTTACGCCGGAATATCAGGCCTGGGCCTCGCGCCAAGGTGCCAAAATCACGGAAATCAAAGGCGTAAATAACACTGCCGACCTAAGGAAGGCCCCATATCTTGGCGAAATTCACGATTTTGTTAAGCGCACGGACAAGCAGTATGGTTTACAAGCCGTAGACAATTTGGACGGCATTGGAATGGTGGATTTGGACTCTGGGCTCAACATGGCCTCGCCAACATGGTCTGCTATTTTTGAAGCAGCAGGAAAACAGCTGCCTAACGGCTTGGTAAATCAAATTATTCAGCGTGCTAACACCTTGAACGGTGGAAGCAACTATGCAGCTGTAGACGAGATTCGAGATTTGATGAAACGGGCCACAACTGAAGTACTGGAGCGCGAAGGTCACGCCACCGGCGGTATGATTGAGCGCCGCATTGACGACACGCGTCGCTATTTGTAAGGAACACACATGCCCATCGAGAAAAACATCTCCGTCGAAGACTTGCCCAAGGGCGAGACGTTGGTTGACGTCGAAGAAGGGCCGTTGCCCGATATCAACATCGAGTTTGATGAAGATGGTGGCGTCACCGTCGGCCTGAACAAGGAAGATGACGAGGATGTGCCCTTTGACAGCAACTTGGCCGAGGTTATGGACCCCTCAGTGCTGCAACAGCTGTCGTCTGACCTTATTGTCATGTACGAAGCCGACAAATCTTCGCGCAAGGAGTGGGAAGAGCAGTATGGCAAGGGCTTGAACATGCTGGGCTTTAGTTTTGAAGAGCGAACCAAGCCGTTCAAGGGCGCGTGTGGCGTGCAGCACCCTCTGATGACTGAAGCCATCGTGCAATTCCAGTCCCAGGCGCTCAAAGAGTTGATGCCTGCTGATGGACCGGTGCGTACACAGGTCCTGGGCAAGGAAACGCGTGAAAAGTTAATGCAAGCGGACCGTGTGCGCGACTTCATGAACTACCAAATCACTACGGTGATGGAAGAGTACACGCCTGACTTTGATCAGCTGCTGTTCTGGATTGGGTACGGCGGTTCGGCGTTCAAGAAGGTGTACTTCGACGAAGACAAGCAGCGCATGGTCAGCAAGCTGATCACGCCGGACGACCTGTACATCCCCTACAAGGGCTCGTCGGTCATGAGCGAGTGCCCTCGCATCGTGCATCGCGTTTCAATGTCGGTCAACGACTACAACAAGGCCGTGTTGCGTGGTCAATACCTTGATACTGCGCAGGCATCTATCCCGGCACAGCTGCCGCAGAGTACGATCCAGAAGGAAGTGGACCGCACGATTGGCATCCAGCCTACGACGGAGCCAGAAGAGATTTCTTTGCTTGAGTTTCAGGTGGATTTGGACATCCAGGGCTTTGAGCATATGGATGACGACGATGAGCCGACCGGCATTAAGCTGCCTTACATCGTTACGATTGATGAAGTGACGATGGCATGTGTTGGGGTGCGTCGCAACTGGCAAGAAGGCGACAAACTGTATGCCCGCAAGCAGTATTACATCCACTACTTGCTGGTCCAGGGTCCGGGAGCCTATGGTCTTGGTTTCCTGCACTTGATTGGTGGCCTGACCAAGACGGCAACGTCTGCGTTGCAGCAGTTGGTGGACGCTGGAACGCTCGTGAACCTGCCTGCGGGCTTCAAGGCCAAGGGCGCACGGATCATGAACGACGATATGCCGCTACAGCCGGGGGAGTTTCGCGATATTGATGCGGGCGGGGCTGATTTGCAGAATTCATTGCTGCCGTTGCCGTACAAGGAGCCGAGCCAGACGTTGTTCTCGCTGCTTGGTTTCTGCGTGGAGGCGGGCCGTCGTCTGGCCAGCATTACTGACATGCAGGTTGGGGACAGCAACCAGAATGCTGCGGTGGGTACGACGATTGCGCTGCTGGAAAAGGGCAGCTCGGTCATGTCGTCGATACACAAGCGACTGCACTACAGCCAGAAGATTGAGTTTCAGCTTTTGGCCAAAGGTTTTGCCGAGTTCTTGCCGGACAAATACCCTTACGACGTTCCTGGCGAAAGCCGAATCATCAAACGCAAAGATTTTGATGACCGCATTGATGTGTTGCCGGTTTCTGATCCCAACATCTTCTCGGTAGCGCAGCGCATTACCATGGCGCAGACCCAGTTGCAGCTGGCTCAAAGCGCACCGCAGATGCACAACATGTATGAGGCATACCGCCGCATGTATGAAGCGATTGGCGTGCGGGATATCGACCAGATTCTGAACACGCAGAACGTGGACAAGCCCAAGGACCCGGCAAGCGAGAATGCACAGGCCCTGGACGGCTCGCCGCTCAAGGCATTTGCGGGCCAGCAGCACGATGCCCACATCATGACGCACTTGATGTTTGGCTTGTCCCCGCTGATTGCCAGCATGCCCAACGTGGCGACAAATTTGCAGAAACACTGCTTCGACCACGTCCGTTTGAAGGCCGAAGAAGAAACGGAAGCCGAGTTGTTCAAGCAATACGGCACGGACCCGGAAGGATTGGTCTCTGCGCTGCAGCGCGAGGCCATGGTGGCCATTAAAGTGGCGCAGTTTTTCCAGGAAATGAAGCAGATGCAGGAAAAGCTGGCCGGTGCCCCGCCGCAGGACCCGCTAATCGATTTGAAGAAGCAGGAACTGCAGCAAAACGCCCAGCGCGACCAGCAGCGTGCTCAGCTTGACCAGGGCCGCTTGCAACTGGACCAGCAGCGCATCCAGGCTGAGATTGCGGACGATCAAGCCAATCTGCAGATAAAGGCTGCAACTTTGGAAGCCAAAACTGGCGTGGACACCGCCAACCTCAACCTACAAGGAGCGCAACATGCTGCCCAAATCCAACAACAAAACTTCCAAAACGCCCAAGCGCTCGCCGCTCCCCCAGCTGGAGCGACCGCCAAAGGGCAAAGTAGAGCTTGAAAAACCGGGTGTAAAGTACGTTTATCGAAAAGACGCGTTCAGAAAGGTGAAGATCGCGTAGATTTCATGCATAATATGCATAACCCTCCTGACACGGGTAACAAGTGTCTGCTTCATTGGAGCAATCCATGCTTGAATTTACTGAGAAAGTGCTAGTCACCGTCAAACGCCTCCGTGAAGACACGGAGCGGGTGGTGGTGAGCGGTGCGGTCAAGGATATGGAGCAGTACAAGTTCCTTATGGGCCGTCTGGAGGGGTACCGATTTGTTGAGGATGCCGTTAAGGACATCCTAAGCAAAAACCCCGACTAGAAGGAAACACCATGGAAGCAACTGCACTTGAACAGAAATGGGCGGAAGAGGCTGCGGCCAAAGCTGCCGAAGAAGCTGCGGCAGCCGTCGCTGCTGAAGCCGCCAAGACTAGCCACATTGAGCAAGGCGAGTCCATGAAGGACCACTTGCCCAGGCCGACAGGCTGGCGCGTTGTCGTACTGCCCTACCGAGGGGCCCAGAAGTCCAAAGGCGGCATTGAGCTGGCCCAAGAGACGTTGGATCGGCAACAACTCACAACCACGTGCGCGTATGTCCTGGCAGTAGGCCCTTTGGCTTACAAGGACACCGACAAGTTCCCCGACGGCCCTTGGTGCAAGGAGGGGGACTGGATCATCTTTGGTCGTTATGCGGGTGCTCGCATGATGATTGACGGCGGTGAGATCCGCATCTTGAACGATGACGAGATACTGGCAACGATCAAAGACCCAGAAGATATTCTGCACATGTGAGGTAAAAAATGGCAACTGTGATGGACGACAATCAGCTGGAATTTGATTTGGGAGCGGACGAGAAGGCCACTACGGTGTCCCTTGATGCTCCTGAGGCAGAAACCCCGCAACAAACTACGCCCCCGGAGCCGCAGGCCCGGGAACCCCAGTCCAATAAGGACGAACTGGACGCTGTCAACGACAACGTCCAAAAGCGCATCGCAAAGCTCACTGCTCGCATGCGCGAAGCCGAGCGCCGTGAGCAGGCCGCCCTGGAGTATGCTAAAGGTTTACAAAACCAAGCCAGCACGCTTCAGCAGCGCCTAGTTCAGACGGATTACAGCCGCCTGAACGAGGCCAAGGCCCGCTTGGATAGCCAACAAGCCTCTTTGCGCCAGATCATTCGCAAGGCTAAGGAAGAGGGCGACCTGGATACTGAGATTGAAGCACAAGAACGCCTTGCCGCCTTGATCCAGGACCAGCGTCAAGTTGCCCAGTACCTGCAGGAGCAGCCCCCGCAGCAACAGCAACAGCCACAGCAGGTCTACCAGCAGCAAGCCCCCCAGCAGCGACCCGCTGCACCGGACCCCCGTGCTGAGGAGTGGGCCGCAGAGAACGAGTGGTTTGGTAAGGATCGCACGATGACGTATGCAGCGTGGGGAATCCACCAGACTTTGATTGAGGAAGAGGGCATTGACCCGTCCTCAGATGAATACTATACTGTTCTTAATCAAAGGATTCGGGAACAATTTCCGAAACACTTTGCGAACGAACAATCC